CCAGCCGTTGTCGGAGCATCGGTACACGTCGCCGGGCTTCGCCCAACCGGCGAACACGACGGGCCCGCAGGCCTCGAGTATCGCGCATGAGGCCTCGGTCGGTCCCTTGCCGGTCTTCTGTGGTCCGATGCATCCGGTCAGACGGTATTGGAAGGCCTGGTTGAGGACGAGCGGATTGTCTACCGTGACCTCCTCGGGAGGCACGAATTCCGCGTCCTCGCGCACCCGCCAGCGGTGCGCGGCGTACCAGAATTGCCAATCGGACCAGCAGAATGGCTTGCCGCGGAGGATGCCGTCTGGCTGGCGCACATGCCGCTGCACCCACGCGTCCTGCAGGTCGGCCAATGTCGGGAAGTCGATGATCCAATCGTCGGCCATGTCACGCCCTCAGGCGTCGTGGGAACTGGACGATCTTGGTGTCCATTCCGCGGGCGGCGGCCTCCACGTCCGTGGCGGACACCTCGTGGGCGGCCATGTCGACGTTGTCTTCGGAGATCTTCCAGCCGAGCGCCTGCAATCCGGCCTCGGACAGGCCGATGCGATCCTCAAGCCTGATCTTCACGGCCACGTCCGCGGCCTTCGCCAATGAGCTCTCGCAGATCACACATTCGCGCACGTACGAGGCAATCTGGTAGTGCAGGTACTTCAGCTGCGGCTGTTTCCATGCGCGCGCCTGCGGCAGACGCCACAGCCGTTCCCACAGTTCGGCCTCCCGATTGTTCCAGGATTCCGAACCGGCGGTGTCCTCGACCCACTCCTGCGACTCCTTGTCGAAATCGCGGAGCACATACGGTGGTAGCGGGAATTTCGGCGGCCGGCCCTTGTATTCGGTGTTGGGCAGGCTGCGCAAAGTGTATCCCCTGCGTTCGCTCGCTCCGCTCGACGGATCCGGCATCGGACCGGATCTGACGCGTTTTCCTCCTCTTGGCATGTCTCCTCCATCGTCGGACGGCCTCGCGCCGTTCCTTCGCTGTCGGCGGCCGGGCCTTTCGCCCGACCCCCTCTGAAACCTTTGAACCCTCCGCACCTCGGAGACAGCTCTCCGGCGGTTCTAGCCACCAACCCGTTAGGGGGTACCCCCGTGGGTGTTTCGGCGGGTTGATTTCGTTGATTTTCCAACGTTTTCCAATGCCGCGCGTTCGGCTTCGCGGCGGGCTGCGAACCGAATTGAAAAAGACTTGATCGCTTTTGTCTTCCGCTTCGTCTCACGTTTGCGGCGCGCGTTGGACGTCGTCGGCTCGGCTCGACGGCATGCGTTCGTGGCGTCGATAGTGATGAATCAGCGAAGGCTTCGTCCGTTGAAGCCTGAAGGTTTCGTTCTTGCCGTCTTGCTGTCGTGGCAACGCTTGCACAGGCCGCGCATGCGTGTCGGGTCGTTGGGGTCCAGTCCGGCTTCGATGAACTCGACTCGTTCGAGCGGCCAATGGTCGGCGATGGTGCTGGGGGCGCCGCACAGGCCATGGTGCCTGCCGCATCCGTCGGGTCCGTCACCTGGGCAGACGCATCGCGGATCCCTCGCCAGCACACGGGCCCGGGGGAGCCGATGGGCTTTCGAGGTGTATGGATTGCGGCCGCGCGAGCGGCGCTTGTCCTTGGCTTTCCTGCACTCGTCGCACAGGGAGCCGGAGGAGACCAGATGCGGGCAGCCGGAGGTGGAGCATACCTTGTACATCGAATCCCCCATTGGTGGAGAAGGTCCGGCATGTCGGGGTACCCGCACCTCGAAAGCTCCCCCGCAAACCACTGCCAGATTCGCCATTCTCAAGCACATCAGGTGAACCACCCCATGGATGTGGCGCTGACGAGCCCTGGTGGCCGGTTCTACTAGTGGACCATGCCGGACACGGATAATCATAAGCGCTTCGGGCTGGAGTCGAACCAGCGACCCGCGGGCCGGCACATATCGTTGACGGGCAATTGAGAATTGGAAACCATGACCGGTTAGAGGTCCGCTCATTGGAATCCGTGCCGTCCCGCAGCTCTACCGCTGAGCCTACCGAAGCACGAAGGCCACCCGGCAAACGCCGGATGGCCTCCAATCACGAAAGGGCACGAACAAGGCAACCTGTGGCCACCCACAATTCGCGCTCACCATACACATTAAACGGCGAGCGGACATCGAACAAATGTTCGGCGTGTCGCATCAGCCGACATGCGACGCCGCATCAAGCAACTCACCCGCCACCACACGCCACCTGCCCGAGCCAAGGCGCTCGCAGCCATGCAGCCTGCCCGACCGCAACAGCCCCTCGCCCTGCTGCCCCGCCCCGCCCCGTCCGATGACATTGGAAAGCCACGACGCCAACTCGGCCGGACTGCCGTCCACGGTGCGCGAACGCGCGTCCCGCTCATGCTCCGTGACCAACGCCTCCAAATCCAGGCGAACGCCACAGGACGGACAGTCACCGGCCCTCATGCCGAACGGGGCCGCTATCCGCTGGCCGCACTCCGTGCAGGAGACCACCGTCACACGAGGATCGCGCTCGCGCATCATGCCGTCGAAATCGATGAGCGTGGCGTGCAGGTCGAGCATGAGGTCCGGCGTCCTGCCGCTGGCCGCCAGGCTGTTGCGGTTGGAGATGGCCTTGCGCCATGCCTTGCGCCATGATTCCGGCCTGAGCAGGCTGTAGCGGATGTCGACGGTGGAGGCGATGTCGAGCATGAGGCGCGAGGCGCGCTCCCACTGCTCCTGCCAGTGGGTGCTGATGGGCAGTGGCGCGACTCCGCGCGATGGCGCGTGCGAGCGTCCACCGATGCGGGCGGTGCGGTCGGCCAGCGCGCGGAGTGCCGGAATCACGTGGGCCAGCGAGCCGATGTCCTCGATATACCGGCGCAGGCAGGATTGGCAGATGGCCCATCCGGCCGTGGTTGGATTGCCGCAGTTCGGGCATGGCGTCTCAGTGTCCCTCATGACTTCCTTCGGTTCGAACGGATGTTCTGCTTAGATTCTACCGTCGGCGAGCGCCGTTTTCGGTGGGATGGTTGTTGATGACGGCGGTTATCTCGTCGGTGGTGCATTGCGGCATGATCCGGCGGATTTCAGCCACCGTGTATCCGCGCTCATGCCATCGGATGATGTCGTGTTCGGTGGATTTCCTCATTTCCGCCCTCGTCTCCTTTCACGGTGTTCGATGATGGCGAGCGCCAGGTAGATGGAGAGGAGCGCTGGGATCATGAGTATCTGCCTGATGGTCTGGATGATTCGTCTCATGATTCCTCCTTCGTCCGTCCGTTTTCGATTTCGGCGATTTTGCGTATGAGGATGGTCAGGGCATGCTGTCTGCATCCTCCTGCCATGACGGCCCATACGTCTCTCAGGTCGGCCCAGTCCGCTTCGGCGAGTGTGGATAGCAGGGCGACGACTTCGTCCCTGTGGCCTTCGTCGGTGAGCGGGACGCCGTGCATGATGGCGTCCTTGGCGTACCATACGGCCTTGTCCAGGTCTTCGATGCCGTTCTTGCCTTTCCATCTGAAGCAGTATTTGACCACGTTGCCCCATTCGAAGCTGAGCAGGCGCGTCAGCTCGATGCATTCGAACGGGCCGTTGCGGTAGTGGTCCGGATTGATGCTGTCACTCATCGGCGTCCTCCTTGAATGGATTGTCGGCGGTGTGTGGAGGGAAGTCGCATTGCTGATCGGTCCATCCGGCGGAGTATCCAGCCTCCCATGCCTGCGCGAGCTGCCGGCGGCGCTCGCCGGATTCGATGAGGTCGTACATGTCGCTCATGCGTCCTCCTCCGCGCCGGCCGGCCCTTCCTGGAGCCCGAGCCTCCTCTTGCAACGCGAGATGGCCGCGTAGAACGCGTCCATGCGTCCGAGACAGAACTGCAAGTCGCACATATCACTCCGATGCTGGATCAGATCGATGTACTCCTCGGTGGCCTCGCCCTCGAGCTCGGAAATCAGTCCACTCATCTCCGCCATGTCCCGTCGTTCGGCGCTCGCCGGCGGCTCCTTCGGTTCGAACGGATGTTCGGCGGCGATGGCGTCTCGTACCGCTATGGCGGTCTCGTCATCCTCGAAGACGAGGTCCACGCATCCGGTTTTGGCGCTCACGGTCGGCGTGCGCGAGCAGTTGGTGTCGATGATGCTGAGCATGTGGTTTCGCTTCGTGTATTGCGCTTTTATCACGATTCCTCCTTTTCGAGCGCCTCCGCCATGGCCGAGCACATGCCGGCCACCGCGAACTTCGCGGCCATGATGGTGATGCCCTCGCGCAGCAGTCCCTGGCGGAGCAGGTATCTGAGCGCGGCGGCCACCTCCACGTCCGACGGCTGGCGCAGGCTCCCGGCCGTGTAGCCGTCCGCGTACGCCTGGATGACCGCCTCGGCGATCGGCGAGCGCAACGACGGCGCCCTGCCGCGCAGGGTCTCCTTCTCGCGCCTGACTTCCTCTTCCAATCCGTTCATCGGCGATTCCCCTTTCTTGCTTGTTTGATAATGGTGCGTCTTCCGGTGACGAGATCAGCGATTTCGACCTTGCCCGCATGTTCGGCGAGCGCCTTGGCTTTGGCGAGCGCCTCGTCCATCTCGGTGAGGATGTCCACCAGCTCGCCGTCAACGATCAGATAGATCATCGGAGCACCTCCCCGCAGTCGGATGCTCCGACACCCAGCGCTCATACCGCCAATACGTCGCGAGCGGCACCGTCCTGACCGGCCTGAATCCAAGCCTCCACATGCAGTCGGCGCACACTTCGGACGCCACCCTGGACTGGTCCGCGTAGCACAGGCACACGCGGTACACGGGACCCGAACACCACCGGCCGCACAAATCGCAGGTGTGCATGTCCTGCGTGACCAACTCGTCACGCCGGGGCAGGAAAGGATTCCCCGCATCCCGCTCCTCCACGGCATCAGCGAGCGCCTCTTTGATCTTGTCCCTGGCGAAGGCATAGGCGTTGGATCTGGTCGTCGCGCATTCCTCGAGGGGCCTATTGCCTTGACAACTTCCGGCGCGTGCGGCCTTGAGTTCCTGGGTGATGAGTTTGTTGAGCGTGTTGATGGCGATGTCTGCGTCACTGTCTCTCATTGTTTTCCTTCCTTTTCCTGCGGTATTCGCGTTTTCATTCGGCTTCGTGGGCGAGTCTGATTTCGAGTGGCTGTTTGCCGTATCGCTTCTCGGTCTTCGTCCGCATGGCCGTGATGTCGTCCGCGAAATACCCGATGATCCATTCGGCGGATGGAGCGCTCATTCCGTGTCCTCGCTTTGATGGCCCTGCAGCGCGTTGCGCTTGCGCTGCCGTTCGGTCTTGCGGTCGATCCATGCGTGGACGTCGGCGTCGTCGACGTCGTACATGCGGGACAACTGGTAGAGGCAGACCGTGTCACGTCGGCCATCTCCTCGGCGAGGTTGTCCTCGATGTCGAGCTCGCCGCGCAGGCGTTTGCTGATCGCTTTGATGAGTTCGGAGCATTCCTCCATGCAGACGACGCTCTGTATTGCGACTCCGTTGAGCTCGATCGTCTTGTCCCAGACTTCGTGGTTGGTCATTTCCTTGTCCTTTCGTGGTTGGCGTCAGTCATCGCCGGCGATGATGAGGTTGTGGCATCCGTCGACGACGAATTCCCTGCATTCGGTCTTCCGCATGCGCGCCCTGCCGACCGCCCGCCATCCGTTGATGGCGAACAGCACGGTCAGCAGCAGGAACAGCAGGGACAGCAGCCAATGGCCGCCGGCGAGCGCCATTCCCGTGGCGGCGCCTTCCAGGCCGATGGAGATGGCTGTGAGGGTGTATGGTTTTGGGTCCATGTCGGCGTCTTCGGTGATGGTCATGATGATTCCTTTGTGTTCCGTGTCGTGGTCGGTCATCGGATGCTCCTTTCGGCTTGGCGCATGATGTGCATGGTGTCGGCGGCGGAGCGTTGGATGAATTTTTCGACCATCTGCGGGGTGGCGTTGCGTGGCAGTGGGTTGATGCAGGGGCCGTCGTCCAGGCGTTGCATGAGGCGGATGACCTTGCGGCGGCGTTTGGGCGTGAGGGTGACGTGTCTTTCGACGGCTCTGACGATCACCAGCCGGTCG